CGGGCCACTCTGTATATCATAGTTGTTATTGGATTCGCCTTTCTTGTTAATGTAAATCTTATGGCGACCATCTATCGTAATGTCACTATCGCCTTCAATGGCGTGACAATATTTGCCTGATGTTAATTCGTATTTTTCTTTTTTGTTATAGATGTTGATGGTGCCTTCTTTGTCTATTTCATAACCTGTACCTTTTCTATGGGCAAAATAAATACGTTCTGCGCCAACAGTATCGTCCACTTCATAGATATGTCCACTCTCGGATTCGTAAACGTGATTGAAAGGATAAACGGCCGCATAAGCTGGCGCAGGTTGATCCCAAGTATCACCATCACTTGCCGTTATTTCACCACCACTCGCATTCGTAGTGGCATTAAAATCTGCTGTTGCAATGCCTGTCTTAACGGTATCAATTCTATTTTGTAATGCTAAATGCGTAATGTCATTTCGTGCAAGTCTATTCACATCTGATTCAGATTTTTCTCTAGGGTAAACCGAAATGCCTGTCGGTTCGCCATTCTCATCTAGCCGACTAATGGGATCATAAAAACCTTTTTCAACATCACCTAACTCACTCGGGACGCCAGGTAAAGAACCAATTACGCAAGGTTCTTGACAACTTGCGCCATCTCTAAAATATCCAAACACCCAACTGCCTTCAACAAGAAAACTTGGTGAGTGACCTAAACCTGAAATGCCTGGCGATGTAACAGGCAGTATGACTTGCGACCAAGGTAAATCTTTTGTTGGCAATACTTGTTTGTCTTGCGTATGTATGCCCACGCAACGCACTCGCACTCTCCCCAAGAAGAATGGATCAGTTCTATCTTCAACAACGCCTGTGAACCAGATAAAGTTATTGAACCCTAAAAAATTAGTGTCAGCCATTTAATTTTTTCCCATATTGTTTTTCTTTTAAAGAACACGACTTACGCATTTCAAGACTATTTAGAATACCTTTACGCAGGTTCGTGTGAGGACTGCGTGTAATATTATCTTTACGCAGGCGAGTTTGCGTACCAGCGACCACACTTGCGTACCCATTGCGTAAAGGTAGTAATATACCTTTTAGCCAATTCTGAACAACTTTGGTTACCGTCGGATGCTTAGATGGCTTCGCATTAATATAGTATGCCTGGCGACTACGCTGTGATTCCATCAGCTCATCTGCGTTATACACTATTCCGCTCACATTGTCAATAGGCAATGCTTCAAGTTGTTCGTAGTTTGTTCTTATCTGCTGTGTCATAGTTCTGTCATATTCTCTAAAGAGACCTGCTGTAATGGTAATCTTACACGTCTAGCGTTAGCGAACCCAAAAAATTTGCGAGTCTCCGAGTTTCTTTCAGTCGTTATCATATTACCTGTGAGGATTTGGACGTTGGTTCATCCTTCCAAGTAATTCGTTGTCTGCTTCATATATACTTTGTAGTCCACCTTGAGTTACGTGAGACCACACACTCTCCTCGGACACATATGGGTGGTCAACATTATCTTTAACCGCTCTAATGTGTACAGTATATTTGTCTTCTGTTTTATCTACAATATGTTTCATATCATATACCAAATATCGTCCTGCCCAATAAGGACTAGCTTTTGCTTTTACATTATGTCCTAGTGGTTCCATTATTGGCATATCAAACGTAATGATATCTCCTGCTTGTATTAGTGAATTGCCTGGTGCCACAATTTCCAATATACCAGTAGATAATAATTGTCTTTGAGATAATGCCTTTTGTGTTGTGTGTTTATCACTCACATTCTCTACTACATAAGTTTCACCTTTTTCATCAACGTGTTCGTGTATATTTTTAGTATTAGATTTAAACATTACCCTTGCTTCAGGTTCATCACTTATTGTTTTAAGTGTATCATCAAATTTTGCATAAGGTAATGGTGTCTTAACCGAAGATTTACCACCATCACTATGTTCAGTATGAAAATGTTTACCAAATTCTTTTGCATAATCAAAATCAGTTTCTTCAATAGTTTTATTAAACATATCGTGTTCAATTAATCTATTTGCATATGCACCATTGCCTATATTATCTAATGTATCAATTGGATTATGTAAACTCCAACTTTCTGCACCGTGTAAATCTTTAATAATTTCTTTTCCACCTGATGGATGTCTAACATCTTTCATTCCAAAATTATAACTCCATTTGGCAGGTCTTGCTACTGCACCACCTACGGCTAATAATGATTCAATACTTCTGAAATGATATCCATTAAAATCTTCATAGAATAAGTATCCTGCATTTTCATATTTTTCTGATACTGCCTTTTTACACAACATATCAATTGCTTCAAATGGTCTTGTATTAGGTATAACTATTTTGGTTTGGTTTCTTGTAGGTTCAAAGTATAAATTCTTTTTACTAGATAGGTATTTTCTGTTTCTGAATATATCATTAACACCAACCTCAACTTGTCCCATATATGCCTTACTCACCTTACGCATATTATTAAAATAGGATTCTCTTGAACAAAAGAATATGTCATAGAGTTGACTACCTAAAGCACCTGTATTATCAGGTGTTACACTTTCTATTTTATATATGTGAAATGGGTGACCTTCATTGGCAGTTGCATTAACACCAGTCAACCCAGGCGTATGAAATTTTAAATTTAATCTTTCTAAACCAACAATAGGTAATAGTGTACGTACATCTTTGGTATCGTGTACTTGTATTTTACCAATCATTGTACGGCTAAAAATACTTTGTTGAAGTTCTACACTTAAAATGATATTTTGTATATCAATTCTAAATGGTTGAACCTCTCCAGGTACACCACCTGCTATTTTATATGATAGTATTTCAGCGACATCTAGGTTATAATCGCCTGCTTTTATTATGCGTTCTTTATTATCAGCCATATCATTGTTTAATCAGTTGTTTAAATTCTCTTACAAAAATATCAAGGTACTTTGGTTCAAGTATTTTAATTTGTCTTTTCTTGTCTTGTATTCTTCTTTCATATTCATAATTAGATACGGCACCTGCGCCTGCGTCTGTTGAATTGCACTCTATCTTATAAGAATAATCTTCTGGTCCATCACCTATTTGTGGTCCACTTGATTGTGTTCTTTCCCAATGATGTACTCCATCAGGTTCATTATATTTGTCTTTCATATAATTTTCAAACTGTAAATTTGATAACGGCCAATCATAATAAGGATTTTCAATATTGTTTATCATACACACAACCCAAAAGAAATCTGTATCACCATATATTTTATATGCTACGTGTTCTGGTCTTTCTCCATCTGCAACATCATACGCATCCAATAATGCTATATTATTTTTTATTTTATTTTTTGCTTTAACTCTACGAAATATATCAGGCACTAATTTATAATTATAATCTGCCTTGATATCGTATGCCATCAGCGGAAACTGTTCAAAAAATCTAGCCATTAGAATCCATCCTTCATTTTCTGTTTCGTTAAGTATTCTAATTCTTTAAATTCTAAATTAATAGTATATGTAACAGGTGCATAGTCTTCAAACGTTTTGAAATTACCACCTTCTGGTGTATAACCTACATCACATTTTGTTAAGGCACATCTTGATATTTTATGTAGTTTCTCATTGATACCAGTATTAGTTAAATAATGTATTTCAAATTCTGAAGGATATCTGAATATACGTCCACCCCACTCATCATCTTTCCAAGGGTGCATATGATATTTGAACATCTTAATTATTTTTTGTGTAGTTTCAGTTTCAACATCATTTCTCGGCCAGAATGCAAAACTATAATTAAAAGTTCTAAATTCAGGACCTTCATAAAACATTTCTTTACGGTTGTTCATTGCCATACCCCAACCCTTACCTAATAATTTTAACCAATCACCCATACCTAAACCACCAGATAAGTTAGAAACTCCTCTGGCTCCTGCTTGACCAATGGCACCAGCGGCACCACCTACTAAATTCTTTAATAAATCTTTTTGTCCTTTACCTTGCATTAAATCAGCAATCTGTACTTGTTTTACGTTCTTCCAAGCGGCAGCAATATCACCTGATATATTTGTGTCTTCAGCTCCCCAATTTGCACCATAGGATACTTTAATATCACTAGGCATATATAAAGCAATTGCACCACTAACTATATCAGAATTTTTTTCATCTGATAATACAGTATTAGTTTTATTCATCCGAGGGATAGTAATGTTTCTTTTCTTATAATGATCCCTTAATTCATCCATTCCTTCATATGTTTTAACAACTCCACCTCCAGAGCGTACTTCTGTTTGCTTAATAGTACCTGGACTCATACCCATATCTCTGGCAAATTGTAAATCAGCATTATATGCTGGGTTTTTACCAAGATTGGTTGCTATTGTGAAGAATAATATCCAATTGCCTAATTCTATACCAGTTAAGTCTGTTGGATATTGTAAGTGTTGAAAACCTAAAGGATCATCTTTAGTATTCGTTTGACTATCATTTAAAGTTTTTTCAAATGGAGATTTCTTTAACATTGTATTAATACCACTTACATCTCCAACTGTAGTGTTATTAAAACCAGATGTAAAGCTACTGAATAAACTATTAGCGGCAGCACCCATTGCCTTATTAACCACAAAACTCTTAACATTTCTTACGGCAGACTTACAGTAGTTCTTTAATTTTAGACTTTTTCCCATTTTGATCCTTGTTATAAATACTATTATATTTATATGATTTATAGGTAATAATATGAAGAAGAGTTACAAAGGAATATACAGACCAACATACCCTAGAAAATACGTAGGCAACCCTAATATGATAGTGTATAGGTCATTGTTAGAGCGTAGGTTTATGCGTTATTGCGACCTTAATCCTGATGTACTAGTTTGGGCAAGTGAAGAGTTACCTGTTAGATACTATAATCCATTAGACAAGAAATTTCATAGATACTTTCCAGACTTTGTTATCAAGACAATTAAAGATAAAAAGTATATGATTGAAATTAAACCATCAAGACAATGTGTTAAACCTAAAAAACCTAAATTAAAGACTAAATCTTATATGCGTGAGTCATTTAACTATATCAAAAATAAAGCAAAATGGTCAGCAGCCAAGGCATACTGTTTAAATAATAATATGGAATTTAAATTGATTACTGAAAAACAATTAGGATTTAAATAGAAAATGATGTGCCACATCCACAAGAGGATTTAGCTTTTGGGTTGTTGAATACAAAGTTGGCACCAAATATATCGTTCTTATAATCTAATTGCATACCTAGTAAGTACAATTCAAAACTTTTATCTACTAACAGCGTATCATCAACAACTAAATCTTTATCAGTTGGTGAATCTTCAAACGTCCAATCATAACCAAAACCAGCACAACCACCACCTTTTACAGATAGTCTAACATAGTTCTTATTATGTTTTTCTCTTAATTCTGTTAATCTATTTTTTGCGTTTTCTAATATTGTTATCACGCTGTTTTATACCCATTTAAACTAGCCATAAGAGAAGGATCAATTGGATATATAGTTTTAGCGGCAATAGTATTAACAGTTTTGCTTGAATTGACACTTCCTCCTGTACTATTATCAACAAACATACCTGATGATGTTGCTTTATCTTCTTCTAAATTCAATTTTTTAATAGTAGACTTTTTATCTTCTTTTAAATCATCTAAATTTGTAGTGATTGGTTCTATTTGTAATTTATACTCTTTAATAAAAGCTATAATTGTATCCATATCAGCTTCAGTTTCAGATAAACCTTTCTTTTGTAAACTTAATTGTTTAGAATATGAACCTTTTAGTTTTCTTTCGGATGTTGATTCTACTTTTAATTCTAATTCTTTTATTTTTGCCGATTGTAGTTCTTTTGTGTTTTCTAATTCTGAAAGTTTATCTCTTACATCATCACTTGCAACTCTTCCATCAGATAATTGAAGGTCTGGTGTTGTATATACTGCTTTATCAAAATCAGCTTGGTCTTGTGCTATTTTAATTTTTTCACTTGCCTCTTTAGTATTGGCGTCTAATTGATTTCTTAATTCTTTTGTTTTTGCTATTAATGCTTTGGCATCCTCTTCACTAACTTTACCTGATGTTGCTAATTTTTCTAAATTTCCAATACTAGTATTAATTTCTCTTAATACCAATCTTGAATATTCTGAATCTTCTTTAAGTCTATCAGTACTCATATTTGCAATTAGTTTATCAGTATCTTTTAAAATTTCAGCAACTTTATCTGAACTAACTTCTCCACCTGAACCTGGAGTATCTGAAAGAGCACCAGCAGTTGATTTACTTAAACTGGATGCTTCACTACCTACTTCTTTATCTGTACTCAATGGTGTCATATCAAACTTCATCTTTTCTTTCATTTCTTTTATTTTATCAAAACCAAAATCAGGAATTTGTTCAATAATCCAATTTAAAGCTGTTTTAATTAAATTAAACATTTTTTTATATGTATCAATGATTGGAGTAAATATCATTTTAGCCAAATCTGATACTTTTTCTGCTATGCCTACTGTTGTATCAACAACCCAATCTTTCATATTGGAAAATACTTCAACTATTTTCTCAAACATCATTTTAGGAAAATCAATTATCTTTTGAATAAATTTAGCTATGTTTTCACCACCAATGTATCCTAAAAGAGCACCTGCCATACCACCGATAGCAGCACCGATAACTGCACCAAAAGGTCCACCAAACATCATACCAATAGTACCACCAAGTATTGCAAACTTACTACCTTGCATTATTGCACCTGACATTCCTGAAGATAATCCACCTAGTAATCCACCTATAAATCCAGCAGGACCACCCCATTGTTTCATACCAGCAAATGCGTCAAATATAGTCCATACTAACATCAATATCATACCAGTCACACTACTAAAAATAGCTTTACCTAATATTTTTACAAATCCACCAGCCATTTGCATAAGTCCCATACCAGCCATATCTTCTTTCATATCTAAATTTGACCACCAATCAGCTAGTTTTGCTAAATCACCTTTATTTTTTTTCTCTGGATCGCCTGATGTTTTTGCTCTATCTTCTTGTTGGTCTTCTCTTTCTATATAACCAAAATGTCCCTTCATTACATCAACCATTTCACTTAATTTATCAACAGCAGCTGTTTGTAGAGTTCTAATGCCATCTAATACACCTAAAATAGGTTCATTAACAACACCTCCACTCTCCTGGGATAAGTTTTTCATCCCAATTAGTGTTCCGCCTACTTTTTCTTGTATATTATTGGCTACCAACGATACGTTGTCGGCAACTACTACTGATTCTGCCATTGATTATCCTATTAGATACTATCCATTATAGCTTTAACAAAGTTAGCATTTGCTTTCTTTGTTTCATCACAAATTGTTCCTGCTGTATCAACAGTTTCACTACAAACTTCTTTTGAAACTTCAATACACCATTTTTTTATTGCGTCTATCATTATTCTTCCTTCTTATGTTTGCCTAATATCTCTACTATTTCCCAACTACCATCTGCGTAATGATGTACTTGAGCGTCAACTAAATCACACATAAATGCTAGTGATTCACCATCTATCTTGTAAGTGATACCATTTATTTCTACACTATCTGTTTGGTCTGATTTGTTTCTCCACTTTTTCTCAACTTCTCTTTTTGTTTTTAAGCAATCACTCATACTATTTGCACCTTTATGGTCTATTAAATGACCATCTGCAAATACGCATACTGCAAATACTACTTCAGGTGGATGTTTGTGTTCATTAGCATCCAAAGGACATTGTTCGTGTCCATCTTTACCGCAACCTGTACAGTCTGCGTGTGCTGAATTGTGTTTAAATACACCAAATAATATTGCAATTAAAAATAACCCTGCTAAAATCTTTAATAACGCTTTTGTATCGCCATTTTTAAATCCTATTTTGTCGTATAATTTTTTAAACATAGTTCTCCCTATCTAATTGGTGGTACGTACATTACGCCACCGTTCTTCCAAAGATTATTTAATCCTCGTTCTAATGCAAGTGGAGTATTAGGTCCTACATTTCTCTCAAATGATTCCCCATAGTTCCCTACTTGTTTGATAATATTATAACCAAATTTCATACCAACACCTAACATTGGTCCAATATAACCTTCAACACCTAATATTCTTTTAACTTCTTTTGATTTAGCAGTTAACATCATATCTACATTGTACATTGTAATACCTGCCTCTTCAGCATTTATCATAATGAAATGTGTCCATCTAACTATATCTTCCCACTCTTGGTCGCCTTGTCTTACAAGTGGACCTAAAGGTTCTTTAGATATAATTTCTGGTAATACTATCCATTTACTTGGGTCTTCTGCACCTGCTCTAGCGGATGCTAAACCAGAAGCGTCTGTTGTGAATACATCACACTCGCCACTAAATAGTTTTGCCTTTGCGTCTTTATTGCCTTCAACATATATTGGTTGATATGCCATATTATTTTCTGCAAAATAATCATTTAGATTTAATTCACTTGTAGTTTCTTTTGTAATACATACAAACGCACCATCTAATTCTGTTGCACTCTTAATATCTAAATCAGTAGGTATCAAGAATCCTTGTCCATCATAATAGTTAACACCTGCAAATTCAAACATCAAATTAACATCACGACTAATTGTCCACGTTGTGTTTCTTGCAAGTACATCAATATTACCTGACGCCAATGTTGGAAATCTTTGACTAGCATTTAATCCTACAAATTCTACTTTACTTGCGTCACCAAATATACCAGCTGAAACTGCTTTACAGAAATCAACGTCTAAACCACTCCAGTTTCCACTCTCGTCTTGAGCAGAAAATCCTGGTAAGTTAGCATTAACTCCACATATCAAATAACCTCGTTCTTGTACGGTTTTTAAGAGACCGACTTCTTGTTCTATTTTAATACTCTTTGTTGTATTACAACCTACTAAAAATAGAGCAACTAATAAACTCATTAATATTTTTTTCATATCTATCCTATTGTGTTAATACTTTAGTTTTCTTTTCTTTTTTCTTTTCAGTTAGTGATTTAGCAGTACCACCTAATTTCAAACTACCTGATTGGTCAGGCATTTTGTTTTTGATACTAACAATGTTACCGTTTGCGTCTACTTCTGCCATAGATGGACCACAAATAACTCTACGTCCATCTTTCATCTTCTCAATTTTTCTTTTCTCTTTAAGGCAATCCATTAATCCATCATACTTGACGAATTCGCTTGAAGTATCGGTCACAATAAACATTGTAATAATAGTCACTAGTGTTGTTGCGTCCATATTTACTCTCCTGTTGTGTGTCCGTTTTTGACACTTCTGATTTTATCTTTTAATTTCTCTACATCAGCTAGAACCTTTTCCATATCTTTCTGCAATCTCTCAATATTAACGGCATTGTTCATCATATTTTGTAAATCTTTTTGTATGGACTCTACTTGTCCACTTAAAAATTCAATCAACATAAATTGCTCGGAATCAGCAGGTGGTGAACCTAAATCACCTCTCGGCCATTTAATTCTAAATTCGTTGTTCTTCTCTATATCACCAGAAAGTCTTTCACTTGCTTGGTTTAAATCTTTTTCTAATAATGTTGTATTGGTCTCCAATTTGTTCAATCGCTCAATCACACCAAAATATGCCCACACGCCGACAGCAACGGCACCGATTATAGCGATTAAGTTCTTCATAGGCATACTTACCGCTGTTTGGTCTGATACTCTAATTTCGTTTTTTGCCATAAATATCCTTATTTCTTTTTAGGTAACTTCGCACCTGGTTTACCAACATACAACCCAAAGAAAGCGGCACCAGCACCAACTATAGTTGATATGTACATTGCTTGTGAATTGGTTGGATCAGGTAATGTCATAAACCAAGTTACTGATTTATAGAAAGCATAGATGTATGCTAACATTACTAATCTAGGTATGACTCTAAACTTGTCTAATAGACCTGCTGTCTTATTATACCAAGTAGCGGCGTCTTCGCCTTCACTAGGTATCAAATCACTCTTTGCTACTTCATATTCTTCAGTAGTCTTTTTTACTTTTATTAAATCGTCTGCCATAACCTTCCTCTATTTTTGACCTGCTTGTTTTAATCTAATTCTATCGTTCTCTTCTTTGATCCAATTAGATAATAAAGTCACATATATTTCCCTCTCCCAAGGCATCATATTTTCTAATTCGGTCAATGAATATTTATGATGTTGCATTAATGCAAAATTCACTTGGTAGTAATTTTCTAAACTTTCGTGAGAGAGGGCGATACGAAAAAATCCTGTAATCCAGCCAACGTAAGTTTGCTCTTAACTTTCGTCTTCGGATTCTCTATCTCTACCTCTTGCTTAAGTTTAGGCATAGTATCAAAGAATTCATTGATTTTCTTGAATGCCTTACTGTCCAAACTCTCTAAAAATTTGTTTAGTTCATCTTTAGTATAATCACTAGCAGATTGTATTTTATCTCCTTCATAGACTTGGTATACTGTATTTGCAAGTATTTCAAACATCTGCTTAGTTTTCATACTCTTTTTACCAACGTTTTCTGGATCAACTGAATTTATAGTAGGATAACTCATAACCAACCCTATTTTTCTCTTCTCATCAACCACAATGTTATTGGTATGGTCTTCATCTACGTGTACTTCCACTTTAGACAAATCTACTTCTACTTCCGCATAAGTTTTCTTATCATCTGGACATAACAATTTAAGTTTTGCTATCTCACCAACTGATTTTGACCTTATCTGTAAAAATATATACTCTACATCAAATATAGGTAGTGTATTAATATTTACTTTTCCAAATGTACACGTATGTACTATTTGTTTCAATGCTTCAGTCATTTCTTTATTACTACCTGACTCTAATGCCTGTAGTAATATCTTCTCCTCTTTTACAAGGAACGGTCTGAATTTAACTGTTACATCTTTAGATGGTAATGTCAATTCATATGTCGCTGTTTCTAATATAGGCAATGCCATAATTAACTCCTTTTTTTATTATTTATTAATAACAAATGGTGGGTACACCCTGCCTCCTGTACGCTTACCAATTGGTATATCTCTTCTAATTTTCTCAATAACTTGTTTACCTGCTCTTTTAATTTCTGGTGGCATTTTTGATAATATTCCACCAAATATTCCATAGTTTTTAGCAGGTTTAATGTTAGGCATATCTGGAATAAATTTTCCAAAATCAACACCATTTATTGAGTCTAGTGTTATATTCTCCCAAGTTCTAAATGCAAGTGTTACTGGTATATCTAAAGGCATTGGATCATCTGTTAATGCTTGATATTGTATCTCACCTATTTGGTCTGGATATACTTCGTGCAATCTTACACCATAAGTTATTCTGTAATTATCATCAGGATGTTCTTTGTCTGTTTCTCTATATTGTCCTAACTGATAAATCTCTACAGTACCTACATAGCTATCATAGTATGATAAATGGTGTGATTCAAGACTATGCATTTTACCTTGCCAAGTTTCAAAGAAAGCTCTTTGTCTTAAAAACTTATCTCCCATAAACATACATTGAACAGCTGCTCCATAATTATATCCATAAGGCATTTTTCTACCTGGACCATAAGTTACAAAATTTGTACTTAATACATTTCTATATGGCAATACTACAGACGTACACATTAATTCTATATTTCTTCTCATTTCATCATTATTAAGAAGACTGTCTTTCTCTACAGTAACTACATCCCTAGCTCGTTCACCTACTTGTTGATTAACAACATCCCTTGGTGGAAATACTCTAACTAAAAATCTGTTACCTCTAGCAATACCTTCACCTCTATTAATTTCAGACATAAATCTTCCAATAGATGTCCTTTGATTAAGACCAGGTCTTTGTTCTGTTATTCTTTTATCGCCTTCAACGTTATCTAATGACCTATCTCTAGGTAAGCCAATACGTATGTCCATATTGCCGATACGTTTCCCTGCTCTAAATATTGCCATATCTATTTCCTTTTATGTCTTCCCATATAATGTTCGGAAGGTTCGTAGTTCCATTTATGTCCGTGGTGTCCTCTAATGTCAGCATACCACATTCTAACCTTAACTATCAATACTCTCCATAATGTTCTCTTTGCCATTTCTTATCAGATTGCTCTCCTACTGTCTGCCCATACTTTACTAGCTGGTGCCTTTTTAAATTGTTGTACTGGTAAATATACTGCAATTGCCATTTCGTCTGCGTCTACTCTTAAAAAGTTTGACCTTACGTGTCGCCACAAATATTTCTTAATCGTTGGTCTAATCATAGGTATATTTTTAAGTGTAGAATATGTTGCCATTATCTTTGTTGTTCTATCAAATTGCGTATTACTAGCATATCTTTGTATCTCTTGTAATAATCTAAATCTCATTATGTATGGTAAGTAGTGAAAATTTAACCCTACAAAACCACCTCTAAATGTATCTACTGGCAAAATTAATGGAAATGTATCATAATATGGTAGTTTCTTTTTAGTTTTAGGATCATAAAAGAACATATTTAAACGACCTGCACTAGGTCTACTATTCAGTTTTCCACTTCTCATAAGACCAGTAGCAGTTGCTCTATTAGCTATACTTTGTACTGCATTCCTGTACCAGGATGCTGACTTTAGTACGCCTGCTTGTCTATCTTTTAGTGGTCCAAATATATTTGCCATACTACTATTTATAATGAAAAAGGGCACCTATTACTAGGTGCCCTTTAAGTTTTAACGTTTTTTGAGAGAGAAAGGTTTACTCTTCGTCTGCCAATTTACTAAAATAAGACAACGTATCGTCTTCCTCACTAGCAGGTTTAGAGTTCACAACGTTAGTACTTTTCACCTTGCCATTGACCTGTTGTGGGAGGTCAACTGTTTCAACAGTTTCGGTGCTTCGTGTACCCATAATTATCCTATTCAGTTTCTCTTTGAGTTCCTCATAAGATTTAAAATTACTAGGGTCTACAAAAGGTTTCAAAGGGTATTGTTTCGCCCATATTGCTTTGATAGCAGTATCTTCTGTTGCTACTGGCGTAACACCTTCAAATTCAGATTTGTCGTAGTTCCAATAACCATCAACTTTTCTAATTTTTAGTTTAAAGTTTGCACCTTTCCAAAAATCAAATGGGTTGATTGCCTTTTCATCCGCAAATTGAGGTTGCATTGCTTCTGATATCTTATCAAATATCTTTTTACCAAATTTGTATAAGAAAACTTTGCCTTCATTTTCGGGATGTTTTGGATCACTAACAATATAGATGTTAGAATAGTATGATAATTTTCTTTTTCTCTTACGAGCAATATCCTTATCACTATCAACACCTGTATTCCATAGTCTTGTATTATCTTCACTAACTGGATCTTTAGTATTTAAAGTTGTTAATGAATTTTCAATGTACCAACCGCCTTTGTCTTGAAATGCGTGTGACCATACTCTTTGCCAAGGCATTTCTTCGTTGTTAGACGCAGGTAAAAATCTAATAACAGCATAGCCGTTACCAGTTTTATCTAACTCTGGTTTCCAAAGTCTGTCGTCTTGATACTTGTTTTTGTTTGCTTGATCCTCGGGACCGAGGTTCTTTTCAAGTGCCTTTGTAATCTTATCAAAGTTACTTGATGATGATTTTAATGTTTCAAAATCCATATGTATTTTCTCCTTGTATTAACATATTCGTTGTATTTGTGTAGGCTATATAATCGCCTTCGTTATTATTTATACACTCATTATGTCTAATATAACATAATTAGAGCATAGAGTCAAGTGTGGTATAATCTATGTATTTAATATTTGGTGTATTCTTCCATTCTTCAATAGGTCCATTTACCTTATCTCTACCATCATTATATCTATTGACTTTATAAAAATGTATCTTTGGATACCAATTCGCTAACATCTTCCATTGGTTAATCCAGTTGATAGCTGGTGTTGGACTATTATCTTTTGCTGTATAATGCTTGGTACTCTTGTATATGTTATTAATCTTATCATTATGGCTATATAAATCGTGTCCTATTATATACACTTCACAAGGATTCTCTCTCTTAATTGCAACCAATCCAGAAGAAGGTCCACACGCCCAACCGTGGTCTCTAGGGTCGCTTATATCGTCTATTGAGTGTGAGTAATCTGGTTCTTTTATCCAACTGACTTTGATTGTTGAATTAAGAACATTTTGTTTAGTAACTGCACCATCTTTTTTTAATATACTCACTACACCTTTTAAGTTAGCACCGTGTAAAACATATTCTTTACTATCGCCACGTTCATTACTAATTACACCACCAAGTTTCTTTGCTAGTTCTAAATCTTCTTTAGGTACACCACTTTCCATAACTGCGTCATATGATTGAGCAGGCACTTTAGTCCAATTTCTAAAATAACAAGGTATCTTTTGTGCCATACCTGCGTGGTACATTTCGTGGACTATGCCGTGGTCTACTCCAGTTAACACATCACATAAGTTTGGATAATCTCTATAAATGGCATTGCAACCATATATCTTACCAAATTCTTTATACTTTAATAAATCTATACCTATTCTACTCTCACCATTACCAATACAGAATACTCTAGCAGATTTCTTTTCATCTTGCAATTCTTTTATCATTTTGTAATGGTCTTCAGCGTCTTTATCTGTCATTATCATATTAAAAATAGTTAAAGTTTATATTAACTCTTCTTGGTTGGTCTGTTGTGTTTGTACTACAATGGTCAAAAGTTGGATCAAAAAAGATTGCTCTATTTGCAACACTATCAACTTTAGTACCATCTGAAAGTTTTGTATATCCATCGCAAGTGTTTAAACAAAAAAGACACGTCTTATATGGTAGTTTACTAGGTGGAAAATCTTGGTGCATACTATGTTCAATAAATTTATTTTGATTGGGATATGAATTTATTTTTACTCTTACTAAAGTTCTCAACTTATAATCATCATTACGTTCAAATAATCTACTCAAAATTGGATCCATTAGTTCAAAAGATGTATTAAATGTTGGTCTATCATTATCATATAACATATGCATATTAAAAAATTGATTACCTATTTGACCTCTTTCAGATTCTTTTACTATTGTATCATAATAGAACCAAGGAAAGTATCTACCCATTACCTTTGTTTGTATGCCATCAAAATCTTTTTTGTCTAAAAAATTATCTACTACTATATTTTCCATTAAAAATAGTTAAAGTTTATATTAACTCTCCTTGTATCGTTTGTTGTATTTGTACTACAATGGTTATTACTTGGATCAAAAATCAATGCTCTATTGGCAACACTATCAACTTTAGTACCATCTTCAAATCCTGTGTATCCATCGCAAGTGTTTATACTAAACAAACACGCCTTACGATTTAAACCACCCTTACTCGGCCAATCTGTATGCATAGTGTGTTCTCTAAATGTACCTTGATTAGGATAGTTATTAATTTTTACTCTTATTAAAGTATTCATACGAAATCTAGGGTCATCAAGTTTCATTAACTCACCCAAGACTGGATCCATTATCTCAAAAGAATTAGCAAATGTTGGTCTGTCATTATCATATAACATATGCATTGAATAAAATGTCATATCTTTTTTATCTTCACCTTCTCTCACTATTGTATCATAATGAAACCAAGGAAAGTAGGTACCCATTATCGTTTTCTTCATATGTTCAAAAACTTTTGGATTTAAAAAATTGTCTATGACTTCATAACTTCTATCGTCCATTTAATATTACCTCTACTGCTTCTAATATTTCTTGTACTGTCCACGTACCATTTATTTTCTTGTTAAGATTTGAGTTCACTTGTTATAATCTCCTTCATTACTAATTTAGCTTTAGTCTTATTAAATGATATAAATGGTTTCATTTTTTTGAGTTTTCTGGACATATCAGTCCACACAACCTTTTCCGTAATTTGTTTATCCCAGTCTTTAATGAAATCAAGGACTGAATCAAGTATGATGGCGGTTGGGTAGTTAACTCTCCTTTGAATAAGTAAGCGTAGCATTCTAGGATGTTGCCCATTAACCACGCTGAAACCATCATCAAAAGAAATACCCCTCCTGCTAAAGTCATAAACAATATTATTAATACTGCTTCGTAAACTGTAGTCAAAAGACTCAAAATATTTTCTGTAATTGAGGTAGGTTTTGTGTCCATCGTCATTTAATAAGTTACCAATCCATTTCTTACTATCGTCAATAAAATTACTTACAAAAAAATCAAGCACTTCACTTGGACTATATTTTGTAGATAACTTATAGAAGAAGTATCTATCTTTTCTTTTAGTAAATGAATCCAATGTTGCATTTACTTTACCTGTATATTTATGATAGTCATAGGTGTCTGTTGTAAAATGCAACTTAACACCTAGATATATCTTGTATACGTCAAATCCTCCATATGCCATACTATTCTATCAAATACTTGTAGCAAATAGGGAAGTGGTCTTTTATATGTTTTGATAGTGGATAGGTGACCATTCTCGTTTCTGCTTGAGCATTACTCTTATTCCTTTGATTACAAACTCTACTAAATGCATATACACTACCTGACCATATCCACTCGGTCATCATACATTGAGGTAATACCATACGTGCCATTTCAGGTGCAATACCTTCCTCTAACATATAGTTATAAGTTCCTTTACACGTATCTATTAACTCCATAATATCAAATTCAATCTCTTCTTCACTTGAACCTTGTTTAATAC